ATTTCGTTGGCTGTGAGGACTGGTTATACAGTCTCGCATATCAACAGTTCACGCCTGAGGAATTTGCAAATGGCAAAGCAGTTGAAATACTATTAGACAAAGGACTATTATAATGAAAAAATTAATCCACTTTGGTTGTTCCTTTGCTGTTGGAAACGCAGTACCGGCCTACATGCCAGGACTTCGATCTGGTGCTTATATTCATAATCCGAAAGTGAGAAAAAAATTAGAACAACAGTACAACGTAAAAATAAATGATCTTACAAACTGTGGCAAGATAATTGCAGACCGATTAGATGCAAAGTATATGATGGTGGCAGAAAACGGTGGCAGTAACGAGAGAATAGTTAGGAAACTGCTACAGACTTCTTTGAAAAAATCCTTTGTTCTGGTCGGATTAACAAGTTATAATCGTCGCGAAGGACTTACAACTGCTAGAGAACCAGGTCTCCGAAGCGAAACTAGTCATTGGCACACTTGGAAAATGGTAGGTCTAGAGGGAACCCCTAGTTACAAGGAAATTCAATTCGATCCATGGGTCAACAAAGGTCAAAGAGAATATTATCCTGCAATTGAAGAAGAAGGGCAGATTAGGACAGCTATGCAAATATTATATATGCAACACTATTTCAAAGCAAATAGTGTGCCTTATCTGATGTACAATGCTCTTTATAATGGATTCGATGATCCATTAACTGACGAGTGTAAAGAATTATTGTCTAAGGTTGATCAAACAAGATACTATAAATTACAAGGAAATTTTAACGAGTGCCAGCACGGTTGGAGCCTAAAAAATCATCTAGTAGTTTCCGAGTTAGATGATCATCCAAACGTTCAGGGACAACAGGCATGGGCCGAACAGTTAATGCCTCTAGTTAAAAAGATATCATGAACATAGAAAAAGTAAATGGATTCTGGGTGCCCAGCAATGACATACATCTCACTGATTGGAAAGCAGGCAAGCCTTTCACACAAAACAAATGTCTCTTACAGTTCCAAGATTATTGTAAGAAACACAATAAAAAATTCAATCACATATTGGACATCGGTGCATGGGTTGGAACATGGAGCATGGCCATGAATGAGTACTGTGGACGAGTGGTTGCTTTTGAACCGGAAGCACTGCATTATGAATGTCTCGTAAAAAATGTAGGCGACGATGTAGAAACACATCAGCTTGCCATTGGTGCAGAACAAAAAATGATATCACTATCGCAGGATGATTTTACACAGAGTAGAAGGGTCGTAGGTGAAGGCAGTATTCCTATGATTACAGTTGATAGCCTTGGACTAGATGACGTAGATATGATCAAGATAGATGTGGAAGGCTACGAAATGGAAGTACTAAAAGGTGCAATGAAGACATTAGAAAGTGTACAGTATCTAATGATAGAGTTAAACAACAACACTAAGAAGTATGGTAGTAATAACATTGAAATTGAAAAACACATAAGATCATTGGGGTATGAGGTACTAATGGACCATTGGCCTGACAAAGTTTTTTACCGCCCATAATTTAAATTAAATACTAGAAATGAAGATTTTTATAACAGGTGTAGCAGGATTCTTAGGTTCACACCTAGCAGACTTAATGATATCACAGGGTCATACCGTTGCTGGTAATGACAACATGATAGGTGGTTACACTGATAACGTACCACAGGAAGTTGAGTTCCATCAAGTTGACTGTTGTGATCTAGAGAACATGACCAAAGCAATAAAAGATTGCGACATAGTGTATCACACAGCCGCCACTGCCTACGAGGGGCTATCAGTATTTTCTCCTGTGCTTGTCACAAGGAACATTTTTGAAGCATCTGTTACAACTATTACAGCGGCAATAAGAAACAAGGTTAAACGTATTGTGTATTGTTCCAGCATGGCAAGGTATGGTCATCATGATCAAGTACCATACAAGGAAAATTACGAATGTCGTCCACAAGATCCATACGGTATTGCAAAGAAAGCCGGAGAAGATGTATTAAGGAACCTGTGCGAAACACATGGGGTAGAGTACGTCATTGCTGTACCGCACAACATAGTTGGACCAAGACAGAAGTATGACGATCCATTTAGAAACGTTATGTCTATCATGTTGAACAGGATGTTACAAGGCAAGCAACCGATCATTTACGGAGATGGTAAACAACAGAGATGTTTCAGTTATATTGATGATTGCTTGTACTGTTTGAATGCACTTGCATTCCAAGACAATGTTGTTGGTGAGATAATAAACATAGGACCAGATGAAGAACCGGTCACTATAAACGAACTGGCAGAAGCTTGTGCTAATGAGACAGGAATCAACTTAGATCCTATACACCACAAGGACAGACCAAAGGAAGTTAAACTAGCAGTGTGTTCATCGGACAAAGCTAGAGAACTATTGGGTTATAGCACAACAACTAATCTAAGGCAGTCGGTTAAAAAAACTGCAGAATACATAAGAGCTAGGGGAACAAAGAAGTTCCAATATCATTTACCGTTGGAAATTATAAATGATAAGACACCAGAGACTTGGAAAAATAAGTTGATATGATTTCATTCTGTTGTCCATCGAGGGGTAGGCCAAAACTAGCAAGACATTTGATTCAGACAGCCGCCGAAACACAAAAAGGCGACACCGAATTCCTTTTCTATCTCAACGATGACGATCACAAACTTGAAGAATATAGAGATACTATAGACGAAAAACACTACACTATTGGACCAAATCAATCTACTTGTCTCAGTTGGAATCTCATGGCCCAGAAAGCCAAACACGATATTGTGATGCTGATGGGTGACGATGTACGAATAAGAACAAGAAATTGGGACCAGCTGATTGTGGACGAGTTTAACAAATACGATGACAAGATATTGATGGTGATCCCAAACGATGGCAGAGGAAACAGATTAGCAATAACAAGGCATCTAAGGCAAGAAAGATATTATAATGGCAAGGTACCAATATTGATCGAGGATGAGCCATTTGGAGCTCCACACTTTGCCCTTCATAAAAACTGGATCAATACCGTGGGATATCTGGCACCACCGTTTTTTTGGCATTGGTACGTTGATACATGGACACAAACAGTTGCTAGGAAATTAAATCGTTGTCTTTTTTTACCAAGGGTAGAATTTAAAGCAAAAAAAATAACCGATGACACAGGAAGAGCAGTAAGGGGAAATTTAAACATTATAGGGAAAGACAATTACACTTGGTCAAAGGTCAATGATAGACACCTAATGGCCGATGTTAATATTTTAAACGATTTTATTAAATCTTTCTAATATCTTATCATATGTACTACTAGGTAAATCTAATTGTAGTGCCGGTCTATATATGAATCCTTTCTCTCGTATCAATATATCTTTTGACTCTGTGATCAGGAATGTGTTCGGAAAATATGTAATAGCCTGTCCTGCTATTTTTATGTACTGGCCTGCAGTCTGATCTCCTCGATCTTTAAAAAACCACAAACATATTACATCTTTGTCTTTGTCAAAATCTCTTATGTCTTTGAGAAATTTAAATTCGATACTATACTTTTCACTTAGATTCTTCCACACCTTGTGTGACATATTGTTCTGATTCTCGTAAAGATTATCGTACTCTTTAATATCAAATATAGTTTTTGAATAGATGTGTTCTACAGGTTCTTTATGATAATGCTGTGGTTTGAGTTTTTCCCAATTCATTACGCTGAAAATAAATTGATTACTTCTTTCTTCCAATCGTCACTGTACTCACAATCTCTGTATCCATCGAACCATGGTCCACCTTCTGTGTAGTGCAGTATCTTGGGTACACCGTCCTTGGGTTCCTTGTACCATTCAACTAGCCAGTTATATTCGTGTGGTAGTGCACCTATATCCGAATCTTGCAACCAATTAAATCTGTGTAAGAACTTTGGAGTCTGCTTGTTTAGGAACTCCGGGGTCAACAATTTGTTTTTTGGATGAGCACAGTTCCATAGTACCATACTGCTCCAATTCTTTCTCGGATAGGCTGTTTGTACTTGTGCGTCCATCTTAATAGATCCTTCTTCCGGTGTGTACTCATGTTGTACACAGACTACTGCTTTAGAATCATCAAAGTATTGTTCCAATTCCTTTGCAGAAATCTTCCAAAGGAAGTCACAGTCACAAAACACCGCCCACCCTTTGTAGTTGCTAAGGTATGGCACGAAGAATCTTGTGAATGTAAATTCTGTTGTGGCTAACTTGTCTAACTCTCTGGTGTAGATGCCCTGCTCTCGCATCTCATTCTGTTTCAATGGAATGACTTCTGCTTCGGCATCTCTACGCTTGATAGAGTGTTCACAAACCTGGTACGCTATATCTTCTCTTGGATCCCAACCTACATATATTTTCATTTGGATAGTATCTCGTGTATCTGTTTCCAATTATTTACACGTATGATGTCGGGGTGATTAAAATCTCTGTTGTATGGGTGGTCGATTAATATAGGCTTTAAACCGTAAGAGAGCCCGGCTAGTGCGTTCTTTGGCTTATCCTCGACCCAATATAGTCCAGTGTTATGAAACTCTGCTAATGCTGAGTCTTTGTCAGCACCTGTGCCTAATATATGGTAATTTATGAAGATCTGATCACCAAATAGCTCACCTAATCTTTTTTTACGTAACTCTTGTCCCGGTATATCTGAGGTCTGTGATGTTATTGGTACGAAGGTCCATCCTTCGGCATGCAACAGTTTTACCCATGTCTGTGATTCCAACATAGGTCTCTGTGTCCCCATCCAAGCACTCCTATTGAACTCTCTGATCTCTTGTCTTATTGTACCCTTGCTGACTCCAAATCTGTTGGCCATTTCGTAATCGTCATATCCGGTATCTACTAACTTGTAAGGATAGTTTCTACTACCGTTTTTGTCAAAGTATGATCGTAGTTGCATCCACTTGGTGAAATGGCGTTCCCATTCTAATAGAACACCGTCTACATCTGTAAGTATTATTCTATCCGACGTCAGCATCTTCCATCCCTGCTACTCTCAACTTAACAATGTTTGTTATCTGCCATTGTTTTTGATCCAATCCTTTGGTGATGCCTAACCATTGATTACGTATCAGTGCGAAGTCGTTAATGATTTTGGTCATGTCAACAACATCATCTTCGCCGTCAACATACTTCTCTGCATCTCTACTGCTTAAAAGTTTATTGTAGTTCTCTAGGAATTTTCTGAAGGTTTTTGATCTTAATCTTCTCAGTTCTATGTTTAGGTATTCAAGTATAGCTTCAAGCTGTTGTAGTTGACTAAATCTTTCTTCAACTATTCCAGGTAACGATGCACTAGCTCTTTCTAGGTTACCATATATCTTGCACTGTTTCCTTGCTTCTAGTAGTTCGGCATCAAAGTATGCCACACAGTCCGGTATCTTGGCTAGGTTCCTACTTACTTCGTTGTACCAGTTTATCATTCGTCCTCGACATATCCATCTTCGTCCACTTCCTCTTCCTCGAACACAGTGTTGATTGCTTCTTCAAGTTTTGGATCGTATTCAGCTGACGCTTTTAGTTCGTCATGCTCTACACCGATATCTTCTAAACTTTTGATGAAGTCAATAGCTAGATCCAGTTTTTGCCTTTCGGGGACGTAATGTATAATGGAGTTCCACAAACGTTCAACATCTTCGTGTGTAAAGTCTATCATCTATTCCTTCTCTATAATTGTTTCTATTTTTTTAGTTTTTGCTTTTGGTTTTATTTCAACTTCTGGGACTTCTTCTTTTTCAGCAAAGTCTGTGTCCTCTTTAAAGTCTGCCATTAGCATATCTAATTTATCACCAATCCATTGTTTTCTAAAGTCAATGTGTTCTTTACCTGCTTTATCGATGTATTTCAGCCTGTTTCCTTGTTGTACTAGCACACCTTTTTTCTCAAACAGGTCAACTAGTCCACTGTATGGGTTCATTCCTGTTTCATAAGGGATCTTGACCTGTACAGATTCAAAAGGTTTAGAGTATCTTGTTTTCATAACTTTACAAGCGGCTCTTATACCTCTCACATCAGTAACTTTGTTACCATCTAGATCTTCTTTTAATTTAAGTTTCTTCATTGCGATAACGATTGAACTTGCATAGATGAATCCCTGTCCACCCGATATTTTGTCATCTGGATCAAACATGTCCTGTGATGCATATGTGTGGTTGGTTGCTATAAGTCCTACGTTCCACGAACCAAACATATTAACACAGTTTCTTACAAGTGCTGTCAATGCCTTAGGTTTTCTACCTAGGTCACCTTTCATATCACCTGCCTCAAACTGATTAACATCAGTTGGTGTAAGCATCATGCCCAATGAATCAATTACAAATAGTACTTTAGGTGCACCTTCTTTGTCGTCTGAGTGTGCTTCTTTGTAACCTTTCATGAACTCTGAAATAGTTTTCGCTACGTCATCAATCATTGATATGCTTAATTTTAGAAGTTTATCTTCTGATGTGTCTACTTTTAATGCCTGCAACCATTTTTCATCTAGTGCATTCTCTGTGTCGATTAGGATAACAAAGATGCCTTGGTCTTGTGCATTCTTGATTATGTTTCCTGATGCTATGTAACTTTTACCTGCACCGGATTCGCCTGCAAGTACAGTTACCTTGCCCAGCGGAATTCCTTTGTTAAAATCACCTGTCATTAAATAGTTCAATGCATAATTTCCTGTGCTGATCCAATCTGTGGGATCACTGAACCCAATACCTAATCCTTGAATTGATTTTGTAATACTTTTTCTAAATTTAGTTGCGTCAAATACTTTTGTCATAATTTTATCCTTTGTATTTCATATATTAACATACCTAGGCCCTAGCGTCAATACCAGGGCCTTGGTAAAATGTCAGATTATTTTGCTTGTCTTGATCTAATCAATTTCAGGATGTCTTCTGCTCTCTTGGCACTATCACCTGCAGGAGCCGCCGTTGCCGGTGCCGCCTCTGGTTGTGGTGCTGTTGCAGTTTCAGTTACTGGTGCTACTGCTGGTGCAGTTGCAGTTTCAGTTACCGGACTCGCTGTTGGCACAGATACTTGAGGTTTAGCTTGATAAGCCATTCCTGCGGGTCTGTAATATTGACCGTATTGTTCAAGATCAAAAGCCTCACCTTCCACAGATTTCTCAAATAACTCTTTAATTATTTTCACTTCTGCGTCAGTTGGCTCTTTTGGTCTGAAGTCACCTAGGTTATGCAACCCGTGTGTTTCTACTGCGGCTCTTTCTGCTTCGTCTAGAGCTCTTTCTCTTCTTGACCATTTTGATGTTGAGTAATCAGCATAACCACCTTTGGTAGTTTTATTGATCCTAAAGTCAACACCTTTTACATAATCAGTAGGCATTTCTTCCATCTCTGGATCCATTAATGCACTTCTAATAATGTTAAAGATCTGAGGTCCAATAATAAATCTTCTAACTGGATTCTCAGGTGTTGAGTCTTCTGCCAACGGATTTGTTGTAACAAAACCTTGGAAAATGTAACTTTTCTTTTTCCAATATTTTCTGCCCATGTCTTCCATGCTCTTGTCTTTGAACCATGGTCGAACTTCCGTTAGTACTGGGCAAGTCTTGCCATACATCTCCATACATGGTACTTGTACCTGCACTGGTCTAGAATCAGTCTGACCCTTAATACCTGCGAACGGTAATTTGATCATGTTTCTTTCAGTCCAGAAAAATGTATTTGTTGTATCCTTATCGGGCAAGAATCTAAGTACTGCTTCTGATCCTTCTGCTATGTTCCAATGTGGATAAATGGCGTTGTCTCCGCCTGTGTTGGAAGTGGAGCGATTCACTTCTTGAGATTTTAACTTCGCCCTTATTTCAGCTAATGATGCCATAATGTAAGCCTCCTTGTGTGCCTATATTTGTTAGTTTTAAGTTGCCTTAATTTGCCTAAATGTATATTAGACATATAGTACATAATATACAACTATATTTATCAGTTGTCTACTACTATTATTGGTAATGTGGAGGTTTTTATTAAATGTTAGCTAGTTGTTTGATTCTATCTAATTCTGTATTGATCTTTTCTGCTTCTTCTTGGTCTTTTGCTATTTCTTGTTCTTTGTCTTCAGCTTCATCATCTGGATCTCTAACAACCATATCTGGAGCATTGTCTTCTTTCTTAAGTTTGTCGTAGTTCTGTGAAAGGTATGCCATTGCCGCTTTTGCGTCATGTGTTTTGAAAACTTCTTTACCGTCCTTGTCTAGCACGGCGTTCACTTTCTTGCCATCTTTGTCTGTGTACATTGAAACGTAAGGTTTAATGTCTTCGAAAGTTAAACCCTCTAATTGGTTATCTTCTGACACTGCGTCTTCTTTCTGCATTCCAAGTTCTTTTTTTCTCTTTTGGATCTCTGCCTGCAGTTCTGGATCTTTGCTTGTGTTTGGATCCATTTGTAAATCTTGTATAGCTTTCATTTTTGCTTTTCTGTCTTCTGCATCTTTTGGAGTTGCATATTCATTGACAGTTTCGTCAACCCATGATTCAAATGCTTCTGTTTCTTTGCCTATTGCTTTTCCCTTGATGTCTTTCTTAGGATTGAAATCTGCAGGATCCATCCTCACTTCGTCTGCGTATGCTGGATCTTGTTGCATTTTCTTGTAGTCGTCGATGTATCTCTTTGCCAACTGCACAGCGATCTTCTTGTTGCTGTTGTAGTCTGGACCTGGCTTGAATGAGTTAGAACCTTCCTGTTCTATTCCGTCTGCCACCCTAGAAGCAAAGTTCGCCACCCTGTCTTCCTCGCCTGACTTAGTAAGCAACCTACTTGCTATGTCTGAAAGTATTGATCCCAGCATAGTGTTCTTATCTTTGAACTTTGTTGCTGACAACATCTTGTCTGCAGATGGATCTTTTCTTAGTACTAATTTATTTTCTGGATCTGTTAAGAAACTTTGTACAACTGCACCGTGATCAACTTGTGGCTGTATTGGTGCGTCAATAGGCTCATCACCCGGATCTAGTTCGTTTACTTGTTCTTCCTCTTTAGGAGCTTCTAGCTCACTCATTATTCTGTTTATAATAGGTAGTGCATCTTCGACTCTGCTATCTAGATTAGTCATTGTAAATTTCTCTCTCATTTTATTAACAGTTTCATCGTCTAACACTTGTTCATCTGCTGTTTTGAAATCTTTTGATGCCGCTTCGTAGTGAGTCTGCTTTGCAATGTTCTTCATGTAACCTCTTAGATTCTCTAGTTTCATTTTAGTCTGTTCAATAATATCACCTGCATTGTCATTTAACTGATCTTTGTTAGTAACGTATCTTGAGAATGAATTAAGTTTAGCTATGTCCTCTGAAGTTGACACAATGTGTTGTCCGAATTCGTCATGTGGTCTTCCACCATTTGACACATGTCTTTGCATTGCTCTTGCACCTGCTAGATGAGTCATTGGATATTTGAATCTCTCGCCATCCTCGTTCTCTATGTAAAGTGATTGTATCTGTCTTGATCTTGCCCCCGGCACAGTTTCGTCAACTTTGCCTTTGTGCCTGATTATTAATTTTGTTTTGTTTAGGTTCTCAAATGAGCTTTTTGAAGTGCCTGATAAGCCTTCTGCTACTGGTGCCTTCTCAACACCTGCTAGTTTAGTGATCCTGTTTAGTTCTTCTGACATTTCATCAGTATTTACCGTTTTATTCGTATCTGCAAGATTTTCATAGTCCTGCTTCGTTAGGTTCGATTTAGTTATATCACGCACATCAAATCTCAATTGATGTTCTACTGCAAAGTCTTTCAGTTCCTTAAGGAACGCGAACCATTCGCCTTTGCTGTCCTCGTCAATCTTGTCCACTAGATTTCTGTTATAGAATACTTTCATTGTTTCGTTGTCTGCTATAGACACACTGACAGAGCCAAACGTGTCGGAGTCCTCTTTGAACTCAAATTCAAAGAACACAGCATTGGTTGGATCTGCAGTAGCGGCACCATTCTCATCTCCTAATCTGATGTTTGAGAACTGTGATCTGATTTTATTGAATAGGTCTTGCGAATTTTTTGGGTTCATATAGTGTATTTATTATCCTGTGAACGATCCATATATTGGCATAGGTGCTAATTCCGATGTTCTATCTGTCCATTTCTCAAATATTTTAGGATCAAAGTCTGCCAGTGTTTTGATCATACGAGTCATTAACAAGCAAGAACTTACTAGATCATCGTGCTGTCCTGCTTTGGCGCTAAAACTCATCCCGGAGGCAACAAAGTCCTTTAGTTCGGAGATCAGCAAATGAGAGTTAATCTTCATTTTATTGTTCTCAACCAGTTCCTTGAATTTTGTACAGGCATCTATCTTGTGTTTGGCAGTTGTATTGAATCCTCTCCTGAACTTACGCCTGTGTCCTTTTCTTATAGGTTCTGAAAGGAACATGCCTGGTATGTTTTCCTCACCTATGTCCATGACTCTCAATAGGGCCGCCTCCCCGATTGAGTTGTTCTCCATGGAGTAGAATATCTGCGGTGATGCACTAGAATCTTTTTCCATAATATTATCGTGTAGGTATTTTGTGATGCTTTGTAGTATCCTTACTTGTTGATTCATGGGTGTTGTGTTATGATGCCATTCTCCCACTTGTTCAAAGGTAGGAAGTTCGAATACTTGTATTGCCGCATAGTCTCCACCTGTTCCCATAGCAGGATCTAAGGATACCATGTAAGTCATGCCCGGCGTGGGTCTTTTAAACCAGCGTACCTGTCCTGTTTTCTCAATGGGTTCTTGGGGTTCCATGTCTATTAGATGGGTAGAGCTGATTAGGGTCTCGTCGTAGATCAAGAATTCGCATTCATGCTCCCTCCTGAATCTTTCGTCTCCGATCCTGGCCTTCTCTGCGTCAGCCCATACCTGATCCCTGTCTGGGTGTTCTGACCAGTGTGCTTTCATGGCGTAGAAACCGTTTGTTCCTACTTCCTTATCATTGCCGTATTCGTCAAATCTCTTGTTGGCTTCCTTCCAAATCAATGCAAACTGATCTTCATCCGAGTTGGGTGTAGAAGTGATCATGCACTTACCACCAGTTGATAAGGTAGGTGATAGTGATGTCCAGAACTCCTTGGCTTTCTCAGGTGGTTGCACGAATGCAAACTCATCACAATAAACAAGTGTAAGTGACATACCCCGTCCTGTGTTCTCTGTTGTTGTGGTTGCTGATATCTTTGAACCGTTGTCAAATTCTATGCTGTTCCTGTTGTACTGTGTCACACCTGCTTTGATCCAGCTGGGCAACATCTCATATGCATAACGCACCCTTGACATGATGTCTGATGCACCAGCATATTTGTGTGCCGCGATCAGTATCTGTGAATCTGGTTTAAACATGGCATACCAAATAAGGAAGCCTGATGCACATGTGGTCTTACCTGTCTGTCTAGGTAGCATGGCAATCGAAAATCTATGGTCGTTGTAACTTGCTATCAGTCTCTCTTGGTACGGAAATGGTTTAAAAGGAATGGATCCTTTAACAGGATGTTGTATCTTCATGAAAGATTTCATAAAGAACAGTGGACCGTCTTTCTCATCCATGCACTTCTCTAGTTGCTCTACCTGAGTTTTGGAATATTTGTGTTTTTTGTGCGCCTTTTTAATTTGGTCGCTATCTAGTGATACATACGCCATGATGTAGTATTTAACGCTGTTTGGATGCTTGGAAAAGTATTACTTTGCTTCTTTGTCTTTGATGGCTTTTTTCATTGGTTCTTTTTTGTCACCATCTTTGTCCATGTCTAAGAAGTCAGGTTTTGGTGCTTCGTCCATCTTTGCTTTTTTATGGTATGCTTCTTTGAAACCCTCATACTGTGATCTCAAACTGTTTGCAAGATCATGCTCGGTAATCTTGTCTTCCGCCGCCATTGGATTGTCTCCACTAGCAACTTTTGGATAAGTTTTCTTTTGTCTGTTCATACCACCTGACATAGTGTTAACTAATGTGTCTGTGTCTTGATATTTTGGTTCTTCTTTCTCGTCACCCATTGAATTTGCAAATGTTTCTTCAGCTTTCTCTTCTGCTGGTGCAGTCATCATGTCTCTCATTCTGCCCATTTCTTGTGAACCCATTTCATCGTCATCGTGACCACAACTGTGTCCTGGCTCACCATGTGGTGGGTTTTCGCCTGCTTCGGGTTCTTGATTGATCATCGCTGGGTCTACTTGTTGTACACCTGCTAATTTTAGAATCTGCATCATCATTGATGCTTCCTGTGGTGAATCTGTTGAAATCTGTATTGATTCTTTTACAGTTTCTTTTTTCTCTTCTTTGCCTGCTTTTTTATCTTGGTATGCTTTTAAGCCTGCTGGTATTTTACCTTCTTCTGTTTTCATGATGTTTGTATTAACTCCTTCAAAATCGCTATCTCTTAATGTATGTTCTTCGTCACCGACTTTGAACTTGTCGCCTTTTTTCATGCCTGATGCTTTGGCTTGTTGTACTGCCTGTGCAAATGCATTGCCTTCTAGTGCTTCTGGTTCTTGAGATGGTTGTTCTGAACTCATGTCCATATCAGCTTTTGCTATGCCGTCGTTGCCAAATTTGTCATTGACCATTGCCATTGCAGTTTCGATTTCATATGAATCCGGGAAAGCCGCTTTTTCTTTTTCAGCCGCCATTGCTCTTAACACATCTTGTTTTGGCATCTTTAAGTTGCCATCTTCGTCTGCGTATTGTCCTATAACTTCCTGTGCACCGATGTGTACGTCTGACATTCCGCCTTCGTCTTTTTTAATCATGTTTGAATCAGGTTTTTTGCCAGCACCTAATTTATCAGCAATTCTATTTACTGCTGTTGTTCCTGCCGCAGTGCCTGCCGCTCTGGCCGCTACTGTGCCAAGTGCCATAAGTGGATTCTCTGTTATAGGATTAGTTCTTGTAACATTGTCTACCGCATCTGCCACTAGTTCTGGTCTAGTCTGTGCAATTTCTTCTAATTTTTTTAATACGTCGATCATTTCCATAACTTATATCCTTATTGTTTAAAACCTTGTAGTGTTGCTGGGTGTGGATTTCCTTTAACCGGTCCTGGTCCTGGGTGTACTGGAGAACCTGCTTTTTTGTCATCTTCACTTGGTGCTATTTTTCCAACTGCGTTGTCTGAGCCTTTTTCTATTTCGCCTAAATTTCTATCTCTAGTTTTAAGTAATTCTCTCATCAAGCTCATGTTATGTTTGTTACCAAAATGTTCTTCACCTTTAACTGGATGTTTTTCAAATTTTTCTTCTACACTTGCTAGTTTATTTGCAAAGTCTGATTTGCCTGCGTCGGCTATTTCTTGTTGATATTCTTCTGTTGGTTCACCTGGCTTTCTAACAACAATCAATGAAGCATTTACGTTCATGTAGTCTGCTAGGTATTCTTTCAATACGTTTACTGACACTGGATAGTTTGTAGTCACATCAAAAATTGTAACTTCTTCGTTGCTTAAAGCAGGAAAATCTAGAGGCATACTTTGTATTGGTGTTTTCTTACCGGCTGACATCTTTGCTAGTTCAAATTTTTGTAAGGCTGTTTCCATCCTGTTCTTGAAATCGTCTGCTATCATGCCTGCTACCTTGACTTTGTAATCATACGACTTGGCCGCTTCTGCAAGATACTGTGTGAATGTGCTCATATGCAATATTTAGTCTTTTTTTAATAACTTCTTCATTAATTCATTACGGTCAGATATGACGAATCCGTCACTCTCTTCTACCGGACCACCGTCTTTATTGCCGTCTTTGTCTAGTTTAAGCTTCTTAAGTTGTAGTTCCACCATCTTTAGTTTCTTGTCTATTTTAGAACTTTTTGCGTCTATGGCGTTCTTAAGGAAGTTACTTGCAACCTCGAATATACGTCCTGAATACCGTGAGTCCACATTCATACCTAGATCCATTAGATTCTTGTAGCTCTCTTCTGCTTCTACTGCCAGCTTGTCCATTTCTAAATCAGACATATCACCTAGTCCTTTTACCTGTGGCAGTGATGCCGCAATCTTGTCAAACTCCGCATAACTCTTCTGCAGGTTTGCTTGTGTCTTTGGGTCTAGGTTCTTGGTGCTGGGATTCTCTTGTCCAGCGTCTTTTAATTTCTTATCTTTTTCCTTCTTGTCTACCTCTTTGAATGCTTCTTTAACATTTGGTAAATTGAGGATGTCTTCTAGTTTTTTTGTCATTGTCGTATTTACTTACGTTTGCCGTTGTGGAACAACTGTTCTTCTGACACTACCCTAAACTTAATACTTCTCTGTTTGGCGTATGCACTAGCGGCCTCCCACTTGGCCATGTTTATAACAACCTGTTTCTTCTTGGCCACGCTCTTGCCTGCGGCTTCCATGGTGGTCTGGTTCATGGGTTTAACTTCTACCATCTCTGCGTGTTTCTTGCCTGTCTTGTCTTGGTAAACTATAAAGAAGTCGGGGACATAAATTGTGTACTTGCCAGTTAAAGGATGTCGGTATGGAATCTTTATTGATTCACTAGCCCATTGGTACACATTAGGATGTTCGTCACACAATCTCATAAAAGCGTGTTCCCAGCTTGACCTGTATGTAGGAGTTTTTGTACCCACATATTTGTCTCCGTTCTTGGGAGAGAACTTACCTCTTGCGAATCTGGGTAGCATTAGTTTATAATATTTCTAGATACAGTCTCTTTTGGGGTCAGTGTCTTCCTCACACCCAACCTACTCGACTTGTATCTGTTGGCGTTTAATATGATAGTGATCAACTCAGACAACAGCACTGGCGTAGCGTAGGTCAACTGGTCTAGAATCTGTTGTGGCTTGATGTTGTCTATTTTGGCTTGTGAAAGTATTGCATATGCAGTTGATTCTGCCGCCGTCCTAGTGAAATTACGTTTAACGAAGAATGCTATCGTGCTGTCGTACTCGCCCACATTGAATTGATATTCCGTCTCGTAGGGTGTGGTGGTCAGTTTCTCTATCGTCTTATCTAGCTCGCTTTTGTCTTTTGGTGGCAGGTTTGTGTAGAATTCAGTCATTATATCGTTGCCTTCTCTGTTGCTATTTCAACATCCTGTGTTTGTCTTGTTATCTTTATGTATCCTTCTGTGACCAACTTTCTTGTGTCCGTTACAGCCTTGCTGGTGTAAACATTTTTGATATTATCAGACGACCCCTCATATTCTATGTTTGATTCTGCTATTGACAAACCTTTACGAGAACCTATGTCCTTGTAGTATAATCCGGCCGCGATCTCATCTTTTACATCAGTATTTGTCGACACAAGATTGAATGACTCATCAGCACCTAGGAAGTTAACGGTATCGATGGTTGAATTTGTTATCACTGTGTTGTTTGCTTGATTCTTGTTGTCTGCTGTTCCCCTCGCCGAAGCAAGAGCTGTTGCACCTACTATCGCCGCACCCACTGAGAACTGTGCCAATGGGTTGGTTATAGATCCTGCCTGTTTTCCTATTTCCAGCACGCCGTCCTTGGCAATGCCTTTTAATTCTTCTTTGACGTCACTCTTCTTAATTTTCTTTGCGTTCCTGTACGTGTTTGATGCACCTAATATTGCACCTAGTATATTTCCATTGTTCACGTTTCTTATCACGGATCCTATACCGTCGACCACGCCACCGGGACCAAATATGCTGTTTGTTCCACCACCTAGCACCGATAGTGGACTAGGGGAGTTATCATAGTGTACAGTTGCAAACCCCGGAACGTTGTTTTTGTTAATGATGCCTGCTTTGTAAATCACTGTCTCGTATAATATCTGCATGGTGTTGTTCATCACACCTGCACCGTCTGCCGCATCCAGATTGTCGTGTGAGAATGATCCTATGACAGGATTGACCAAGGTCATTGATGTAAACCTCTGTTTGTGTAACACGAATATCTCTATGCCCTTAAGGTACGGCTTCTGTCTTTTTTTAGGGGTGTCCAACCCAAATTTTGTTGTTGCCTTCTTGTCTATCCCATCGTAGTAATCGTCCTTGGTGTTAGAGATAGTTAGGTCACTGTTCATACCAACGGAGTCTGCTATGTTGTATTCGTAGTATTTCTTCCAGAATGCATTGACTGTGTCTGCATGGTCGTCGTGGAATGTTATGTTGACTGGTTCGTACGCTATTCTTGTTGCTGTGTACATCTTTTTGTTGTACTGTATCTTCTCTTCCATGCTCATGTTATATTTTGGTAGATCACATGCCTTCACTAACATATTCAGTTCGTATCTCTCATTGGAATTGAAGCCGTCTACGAAAAGTGTCTCGTCTGTGTTGAACACCACATGGAACAGGAACTTCTGTTTTGGCATCAACTTGAAATTGTTGTCTATGTACAATCTCGATGCGTGTTGGTAATCCTTCATTCCTGGAAGACCGTCTTGGAAACCTTTTAAATAATTGTTAATGCTTGGCATACTGTTATTTATAGTCACAAAAAAAGCGCCTATAAAGACGCTTTCAGTGTATTAAATGCTAAGTCTAATTTTGTTTATTACTGTCCACCACCTGTTGAAAGTGTACCGATTGTTCTAGCTACTGCCGTTCCAATTCCTGTACCTGTTGGTGTCTGTATCGCATTGTCATATCTTACTGACATTGTGATAGTTGCTGGATCTGAAGTTGCGTATGCTAATGTGTTGTAGTTAACGTTCTCAACATAAGCACCGTAAAGTTCCCATGTTTCTAGAATGTTTGGAGCACTTGCTCCGTTACCACCATCTAGCATTTCAATTCTGCCTGTGAATTTGTAATCAATACCGGATGCCGCACTTGACTGTTCAAAGAAATCAAACTGTTTCTGGATCTGTTCACCAACCAGTTTAGTAACCGAATTGTTAACATCATCTCTTAAATTAATTGTGATTGGTTCCCAAGTGTGTTTGCCTGCAACATAAACTTTTGAGTTGTACACATCTAGTGTCACTGTGTCGAAAGTCAAGCTGGGTCTTGTTACATCTACTACTTGTTTTGTTAGTTCTGATCTTGGTGTTGATACTCCAAAATTTTCCAGGACTAATCTGAAACGATACTGAAGTTTTGGCATCAATAAACCCTGTGATGCTGAACTCTGGTCGTTGCTTAAAGGTACTGTGAATTTTGATAAAGTTGATATTGCCATCTGTTTCTCCTATTTATTCAAAATTAGTTCCCTAACTTTGCAATTTCTCCTGTGTTTTTGATTCTCAACGGTATGTAAATAAATTCAACCGATTTAATTGGTTCAATTGCTATGTCCACATACAGTTCATTTCTATCTATTCTAGTAGCAGTGTTGTTTGTGTCATCACAGACTACTAAGAAGTCAAACAATGCTCTCTGTCCAACCAGTTCCAACATGAACGATTCGATTGCACCTTTAATCTCGTTTCTTGTCAGTTCATCATTTGGTTCAAAGATAAATGGTTTTCCGATTGCGTCCAGCTGTGTTCTTAGATAGACTGCTAATCTTGAAACATTGATTCTGTCTAGTGCTGAACTAGCCGATGTTTTAGTTAAGTTACCAAAGTTAACAATCCCTGCTCCTGCAAAGAAAGTAATTGGGTTAATCTTAACTTCATGCATTGAGTCTCTTACTGCCTCTGTTACAGATATTGTTTGGAATTCTCCAGACGCTGTGTCTATGTAACCAACTGCTGTAGCATTGTCAACAACACCTCTTCTTGTTCCTGATGGTGCGAACCATGGGAAAGCAACGTTGTCGTTGTTTGCTAGTGTTCTCAACATCATGTGTGATGGTGGAACAACAATTGATTTACCTGTATTGTCTGTTGTTAATCCCGATGGATAAAACATACCCAAGTATTCACTTGAACTCACTAGACCGTCTTCACCGTTGTCAAGTGCCGCCGCTGTGTTGTTAGCATAGTTCTGTATAGCAGTCGAAGTGCCTTCTAATCTTAATGGTGTATCGCCTACTACAAAAGCTGTGTTGTTCCTGTCTGTGTTCAAGTTGATCATGTTTTGTATCAACTCAGGGTAACCAGGTGTAGCAATAACATTATAACCTCTTTGGTCTTCTCTGATTGCTTGGTTAGTGTCAATTTCTGCTTTTAATTGTTCAACAATTACTTTTCTCTGTGCTTTTCTTCCAAAAGAGCCAGATCCGTCTGCATTGTTGCTTGATTTAGTAACCCATCTGTCTGGGTAGTAAGTAGACACAGATTCGTTACTGTTAAATCTGATGTTACCTAAACCAGCTGATCCACTTCCTGGATACTTCGTGGTTGTGATGTAACTGTTTTTGTATTCCTTAACATTGTAACTTGAACGTCTAGTGTTGTAAAGCAGTATACCCTGTGGGAATAAAGATGGATCTGGAGCATCCGGATCTAAGAAACCGTCTGTCAACAATGATTTAATTGTTGAAGCTGTTCCTGCCGCTGTTGATGTTCCTGCCGCTTTGTCAGTAGAGTTGTGCCATCTTGCATCTGCAAAAAGTACACCGTCTTCTGTAGTCTGGTCAGCTTTGTCAACCAACACCCATGCCGCACCTGTTGTAGTAACTGCTACTTGGTTGGCTGTGTTATTTGAACTCAATGTCGCCGCTGTGTTGTATTTGTAAAGTTTTGGATAGTTCTCAAGGTCACTTGTGTCAATCCATAAGTCATTAGTTACAAGTGCAGTACCATCTGATTGTAGAGTTGGTGCTGTTGCTGAAAACTGTGGACCATTTGGATCTGTAGTTGTGTATGCTGTTGCATAACCAACGAAAGTAGTTCCGTTGTGTGCCATGATGTCTGCTTCGTCAGTTGCAGTGTGATACCATAGTGTACCGTCTGCTGGTTCATTAGTTGGTGCACTCAGTGATGCTGTGTAGCTCAATCTCTTCCAGTTTGAAATCAACAATGCATTGTTGGCTGATGAGTCAATAGTCTCTCCAGTTGGAACTTTGTACAAGTTGTCAATCTGTGTTGTACTTGTTGCAGTGTACGTTCCATAATCATGTGCTGTTGTTGTACTGAAACCAGCATCTGCTAATGGAGTACCACTTGTGTCTACTAATCTGATGTCACCGCCCAGTACGTGTGTAAGCACGATCTCACCAGTTGTTAATTTACTAGCTCTAACATTTATCAGTTCAGTAGTTGATGTAGCTGATGCTGAAGCGTTAACTTTAGCATTGACTGCCGCAATAAAATCATCAGTGCCTGTTCCGCCTACTGTGACTGTAACTGCTGTACTGAAACCATCTTGATTTTTCCTTGTCTCTTTGATTGTAAAAGTTTCTGTTGCTGTGAAACTTGGACTAGTCAATAAACTTGTCACTGTCGTTGCACCGCCTTCGTATCTGAATAGTTGGAAGTCACCAACATTCGGAGTAGTGTCAAGGGCGTCTGCCGCTGTTATACTCTGTTCAGTTATGTTGAATTGTGTGTATAGTGTTCCAGCTGTCAATGCTGTTCCACCGTTTGCCGCATCTAATTTGAAGATCGCTGTGCTGTGATCATCATGCAATGGAGACGCTACTGCTGAGAAACTTGCACTAGCCGAAGAGTAAAGTTTTGCAACAATGTTAGCACCTGAGTTAGCCGATGTAGTCTTGAACCAAACAGAACCATTGGGTCTGTTCTCGTCAGCTGTTTTCCAAGTGGGTCTTGAAGTGTGTGCCGCTTGTAATAATTGAACACCCTTTTTAACACCTGATGTGATGCCTAAAGAAGTTAGTAATCCTGTGCCATTTTCAAATCTGATTGTGTTGGTGCCTTCTGTTGAGTCACCTAGTGCTAGACCATTGTGGAATATCTCTAGGTTACCTGTTGTTGCGTTGACTGAAGCTGTAACGTTAGTTACATTTGAACCAATTGCTGATGCAACGTTAGTCAAAGATGTTCCTGATACAGTGATAGTTACACCGTTCATGACCATGTTATGACCACTAGTAACTGTTGTTCCAGATGCAACTGTCACTACAGGTAGTGATGTGTGCCATGCACTTGATCCAATCTGTACCCAAGTGTTACTTGCTGTCTTCTTGAAGATCTTGTTTGAAACGTGTGTTGTGTTGATTGCGTATGATCCAGTTTGTCCAATTGAAGTCAGTGGTGCACCAGTAGAAACACCGCCAACTAGATCAGCAACTAGTGTGATCAAGATTGGAGTAATTGCTGTAAACGTTTGATTAGTTTGAGACCATTCAAATAAACCGTAACTGCTTGATGCAAGGTCAAACCAGTATGATGCGTCTGTTGGTCTAGCTGAAGGAGCCGTTGCACTACCGATCAAATCGTTAGTGTCAATGTTTGCTCTTAAAACAAAAGCTCTGTTGGCCACACCCAAGAATGAGTAAGCCGCTTGTAGACCGTATTCATTCAATTCATAACCGTTTAATGAATTTCCTGATGCGTCTGTGTAGAATTTCGGATCTCCGAAAGTCTCTGTTAATTCTCTCTGAGATGAGATCAAGAAAGCTGTGTTGGCGTTTGCAGTTTGTGTTCCTGTTGCTGTGCTGTCGCCTGCTCCGTTTGTCTTATCTTGTGATGATGCTACTATGAATAGTGGTGTTGTACCAGCATCTGATGGTACGTAAAAACTTTCGTTTATTACTGAAACTTCTACTCCTGGTGATGTTAATGCCATTTTTCGTTTTCTCCTTGCAAGTTTAACGTATACTAGAGTTATTTATTCAATCATATGGTTTTTACGATATAACTTGCTATTTTCTGGTGCCTATATAGGCGACTTAAATAAGTGTATGGCATACAAGGACAGACCGCTGTGTAAGGAGTGTAAGGCAAAGCCTCGAGCCTATGCATACAAAAAAGCAACAAAGATCTACTGGCGTAGCTTGTGTGATACCTGTAACAGAAAGAAAGCCGGAAAAAAAGTGGGAGGAATCACGGCCCTGCAAAGATCCGGGTACAAGAAACATAAGAAGTGTGAACTGTGTGGATTCAGGGCACAGAAACAGTCTCAACTGGATGTGTTCTTCGTGGATGGGAGTATGAGGAATACTGCGACTACTAATCTAAAAACTGTTTGCGCCAATTGCCAACGGTTGGGCAGTGTTCGTAGACTTGGGTGGCGTATTGGTGATCTTGTTGCTGACGATTAGATTGTCAACTTGTTGGTGTAATTCTTCCAGTGTTCCGTCGTTCTTGATAACATGATCAAACTCTGATTTTGCCCATGCATATTCTGATGAGTGAATGCCCGAGGGTTGGATATTGCCTTCAACATAGCTTGTAAACCAATCAGGATCTTGTCCTCTTTTTACAAGTATAATTTTGCCCCCGGATTCCTTAATCATCTTGATCTCATTTTCAAATCTTGTATCCGATATCACTGTTGGTTCGCCTTTGTATCTGGCCATGCAACTGTCGATCCATATGCTATCATGCATATTCTGACGCATTACTTCTGTACCAAAGTGTTGTAGCACCCAACGAGGTGTTACATCTTTATTAAATTTTCTACTCCAAAAAGCATCAGGCTGTTCTCTCCATTCTCTGCTTTCGGCTGTCTTGCCTTCCAGCATTTCTCTGTCCCAATTGAACATAGAACTTACTGCATCTTTTAAACTTTTTGCAAATGAATCTTTTTTGAAATTGTGTTCCTGGGTCAGCCTTTCTGCGACTGTGTCTTTGCCTGAACTTATTAATCCTACTACGCCTATTAACATAGACTTATTATACTATTTTTTTAAACGTTTTTCAATCTCTTTTTTTACATCATATATCTGTGTTAATACCAGTTTACGCATACTTAATTTTTTCTCTTTCAAAGCGTGTATAGAAATGTTTTCTAGGTCATCTACCATGTCGGTTAATTCATCTAGTGTGCATTTGGTAAGTTTTTTGTATCTGTCGTCTATCATGATACTAGTATTTAAAATAATTCACGTATGAATTTACCAGTACTAGAAGTTAACCAATAACAAAACTGTGTGGAGTGCCGCCTTCTTGGAAGTTACCTATCTCCGATTCGAGTTTTTCCATTTCGGCCTGTCCTTCCTGTTTCAGTGCATCACCGTTTAGTGTAGTCCCACCCTGAGGACCTGCGATAGTACTGAACTTGCCTCTCGCTTCTCCTATCATAACTTTGGATACTGCAAGTGTGTAATCTCTGATCCATGGTTTGGAATAGATGTCCTTGAACAGTGTTATGTCAGGTCTGAAATTGTCAGTGTGCATAAGGACTGTTTCGTCGTCTGACCTGGGTCTCTGTGTGATAGTTAATTTCTTTGTTGCCACGTCAAAATGGAACTGTATGAAACTACCAAACATCTTTCCTACTAGTTCCTGGTATGATGCAAACGCATAGTAAGTAGCCAGTCCACCTGTTGCACCCGCTTTCAACAGATAGGTGTTTGTGTAGGCCAAATTGAAAGGTTCAAAAAGTGTTCCGCTTTCTCCTCCCTCTCCCCTAGATCCAACACTTCTCCTGTTGAGATTTCTCACATTGATAATCTCGTCTGGCAAGATGTATATGTTCTGATTTTTCTTTAATTGAAGAAAAGCATAAGATTCTTCTACAGCGTTTGATGATCTCTGTCTGAATTTGTTGACTGCTCTTTCCAGCGCCGTTTGATAGTGTTTAGGGTCTAATTCAACGTCAATCATACCGTCACCTAGGTTGTTCTTAACGTAATCAAATATTTCCTGTTGTCCTGTTTGTAGTTCTGACATACTCATATTTATTACCTTTGCCTGTGCAATAAATATGTACGACATGCCAAGATTATCCATTTTTAAGCCTGAAAAGGGCAACGATTACAAGTTCTTCGATCGAAACATTAAAGAGATGTTTCAGGTGGGTGGGACTGATTTACATTTTCACAAGTATGTAGGACCTTATGATCAGGGAGACACAAACAAGGACGGAGCGGCAAGTCCTACAAATCCTCAGTATTCCGGAGACTCATTAAACGAGAGAACCATACAAGATTTATTATTTCTAGAGAACAGGGACAGGAAATACGACGATGACGTTTACGTTGTGAGAGGGATTTACAATGTGCAAGATGCAGATTTCAACCTTTCACAGTTTGGTATGTTCTTACAGAACGACACACTATTTTTAACTGTGCATTTGAATGACATAGTAGAAAGAATTGGAAGGAAACCGATGTCAGGTGATGTGATAGAATTTCCACACATGAAAGAAGATTATTCTTTAGACGAAAGCATACCTATTGCATTGAAAAGATACTATGTTGTGGAGGATGTGAATAGAGCGGCAGAAGGATTTTCGCAGACATGGTGGCCACACCTATTAAGATTGAAGATGAAGACCATGGTGGACTCTCAGGAATTTAAAGACATCATTGGTGATGCAACCACAACAGGATCTCTTGCAAGTTACATGTCAACATTCAACAGAGAAAAAACAATTAACGATCAAGTAGTTGCACAGGCAGAAGCAGATGCACCCAAATCAGGAT